ATTAAATATCTTTACTTCCGGTGTGTCGAGAGTAGCGTTGGTCGATGTGCAGGGAGTTAATTTATCGAGTTCAAACGCTTTGCGATATTCCAGCACTACCGCCGCTTCAGGGGCAATCGATGCAACGGTATCACGCAACGCTGCTGGTATCGTCCAAATCGGCACTACAGACAACAACGCTTCAGGTTCTTTGCTGCTCACCAATTTGACAGCATCGGGCTTACTCGATCTACGAAAAGCAGCAACAGCAAACATCCTTCAATTCTCGACAACAGCTTTCCTTCGTACCGATACTTCGCAACTTTCTATTTACGATACGGGATTAGCAAGGAACAACATTGCTCTATGGCGAGGAGGGAACTTCGTTGTTGGGTCTGGAACTTTGATTGCTGCATCAAGTGGAGTAGACGCTACCGGGAACGTAGTCGATACATCATTGAGCAGAAACGCTGCCGGTGTATGGCAGATGGGAACCACGGCAGCTAACGCTCTAGGCTCCCTGTTGCTCACCAACCTAACAGCATCGGGAACGATGAATGTCACTGGCACAGCAACTTTTGCGACCAATCTTACAGTTGGTTCTGGATTACTGCGAGCACCTAGTGTCGAAGTAGGCTCGTCTAGTTATCTATACTGGGCTTCTCGTACCGCGATGCTTTCACCTACTAACGGCACGATTCGGGTAATGAATTTCGCCGAAACGTCTGGGGTTACTTTCGATGTTGGCACCACTGACGGGACTTTGCGAATTCGCAATCGACTAAATGCGACGGAGGGGTCGATAGATGTAGCCAACCTAACAGCATCGGGAAGCGTCTTTGCAGCGGGATCGACAAATGTTTATTCCTTTAGTAGTACGCACCCAAATTCCGCAGCCCCTAGTACGTCTTGGAGATTCGGGTCTGGTTGGGGAGGTAACTACGATACGCAATTTATATTCGCTTATGGAGACAATGCGGCAAAAGTCTTAATAGACTCCACTGGAGCGATTACAGCTTTCGGTGGATACTATGTAAACGTCCCCCCAAGCTCTGGAACCAGTATCCGTCCTTTGCAGCATGGTAACTCTTTTGTAAGATTCTCGGCTCCAGCATCGGGAATACCAGGAAACAATATCGCGGTGGAGGGTTGGGATAGCGTACTCATCAATGCTTCGACTGGTGTTATAAGAAACCGAATTGGTGGCTCCGATAGATTAGTTTTATCGAACACCGATCTGACGCTTACTGGCAACTTCACTGCATCGGGATCGGTAACGGCACAAAACTCTATAAGAGTTGGAACCGCCGTATCAAACGCACCGTACATTTTTCCATTCACCGCGAATACCCACACAAACCTAGACCCTGCCGGACGAGGGCTATCGCTTTACTCTCTTGTTAATGCTGTTGGAACAACATCCATCGCCATTGCTGGTGACACGGCAACGCAAACAAGTGGCACCAACACTCACCTATTGGTTCAAAGAACTTTCCAACCAACAAGCGGTACAGGCACTTACAGTGTTGCCACGATAACCACGACCATCAATCAAACTGGTGGTGCAAACGGAATAACGAGAGGGTTGTTTATCAATCCGACGCTTACCGCAGCGGCAGACTTTCGCGGGATTGAAGTAGGTGATTGTGGCGCGCACACGTCAATACGAACAGGGACAGGGCTGGTATCGTTTGGTGACTCGGTGTCAATAACAGGCAACCTAACAGCATCGGGCACGCTCCGAGTGGGTGGCGGCACAGTCGTCGCGTCAATCCTATCAGCCACCGCAACGCTAGACTTTGGCTCGATTAGCAGCAACCACACAGAGACGCTGACGATCACTGTAACAGGTGCAGTAGCAGGCGATAGTGTATTCCTTGGAGTTCCGGCGGGATTGGACGCAGGTTTAATTTTCTGTGCATCCGTAACAGCAGCAAATACCGTAACGGTTCGTATGCATAATTCCTCAGGCGGCTCAATCGATCCAGCATCTGGCACATTCAGGGCAACGGTAATAAGGTTCTAACTCTTTTCAACAAGGTATTTATGATGGCAACAAAAAAAGTAGTATTCGAATTTCCGGCAGAAGCATGGGACGGCATTGTGCAATCGCTTACCCAATACTGGCCTGCGACAATACCCAATCCTGCCTATGATGGAAGTGACCCAACAGTTCCACCGATGATTCCAAACAATCGGGATCGAGGTGAAGCAGCAACACAGAACATCCAAAACTATGTTGAGCAAACTTTCAAGCAATGGGCAATTCAAGAGCGTATGAATGTCGTGAACCAACAAGCTCAAGCAGAGGTTTCGGCAATTGCTCAAAGCGTAACAGCGGCAACCGTTGTTACTATCGAAACAGAATGACGCTCTACGACTTTATCGGTCCTTGGCTGTACTGGCCTTTGGTAGTAATCATCATTGCCGGTACAGTCACTTGGACAAGCAACTGCATTTCAGTCACTTGGTCGGAAGGACTGAAGCAGATTCAAGAAATCCGACGTAACCTTAACTCGAAAGAAGACAGATGAACATTGCAGAACTATCCGACACTGAACTGAAGGCACTAGCATTTGAGCAGATCGTTCAACGGGACCGATCAATTCAAAACTTAGAATTAATTGTTTCAGAACTTTCAAAAAGAAATAAACAAAGTAATGATGTTCCAAAAGAAATGGAACTAAAAGAAGAAAGCTAACATGGCTATAAAAACAGCACCAAGTTGGACTGGTAGTCCAGTAGCAGTTGATGTGTATGCCTACCCTCTTTCCAACACATACCCAATAGCTCAATGGCTTACTCATAGAGTTCTTCTACCTAACCAAGAAGGTAGTAGACCAATCTCTCTTGATGATGTCAAAGGAAATAATTGGGGATTGTTTGAAGGAGCTACTCAACCAACGGACAAATCTGCTGCCGTAGCAGTAGTTTCTCTGGAAGAAAGCAGTACAGTTTTTCCAAGCGGTTTAACCGTGGCGATTCCTAGTATCTTACAAAATGCAGGGTATGACCCCTATAATTTAGTAAGACATAGAGGAACTACCTGGGTTATTACAATTACTGACCTAGGGGTACTTGACAACATATCACAGTTATGGTTTACATTAAGGAGGAGAGAATCAGATACAGAAGCTAATAGCTTACTACAGATATCTCTCACCCAAGGATTGTTGATAGTTAATGGAGCACCTGCTTCAACCGCTTCTAACGCTTCAATAACAATAACCGATAATGTAGCTGGTGATGTGGTTATATTAGTTAAAGCTACAGAAACAGTAAACTTTCCTATAATGTCAAACTTACACTACGATCTTAAAGTGCTAAGAACTAGTGGTAATGTAGAGCTAATACATTACAGTAATAAATTCAGCATTGGGAAAGATGTTACTAGGAGAATTAGTAATGCCTAAGTTTAGAAAAGAAATTGTTACTGCTGGTACTTACAAACAGTGGGACAAAGAGAAGCAACAATGGTACAACAGGGAAGTCTCCCCTGAGTTCCTACAAAAGTTAAAGTCATCTTTCGATAGAATGACAGAGAAGGGACTAAAGGTTCCGGCACCTTGGAAACACGATTTAAATATCCATGCATTTGCAAAAATAGATGGACCCAATCCTTCTGGTGGTTTCCTTGAAGACGCGAATCAAAATGGTGGGTTCTGGGAGAATCTAGAAACTGAAGTAATCAAAGGTAAGACTACACTAGTTGGTGTTATCGATGCTCCAGGCGATGTGAATGATCCTAACACTCCAGCAGGTAAAGTATCTAAGACAGTACGAGATACATCTATCTACGTAAGAGATAAGATGCCTATTACTGACGGGTCAGATGACTACATTGAAAATGCTTTAATGCATATCGCTCTAGTAACTCATCCAATTCAACCAGGACAAGCTAACTTTGAGGCTCTGGAAGATAATGCATCTTACTTAGCTATGTCTCAGTTAGTTGAAGAACCCGGCGATGATGCTGATGATGACTTAGACACTGGGAATTACAATATTCCTAAACTTGCGGAAGAATTGAAGAAGTGTCTAAAGATTTTCATTCCTGAAACTACTACTATCAAAAATTTAATTCCCAACCTAATGGCATCTATTAAGCAATATGAAATGTTGAATAACGATGCTAACTCCACAGATCAAATTGTTAAGGTAGACCCAATTATCATGAATCAAGATCAAATCAAGTCTCTAGTAGATGCCAAGGTAGTAAACCCTACAACCGGAAAACCTTATGTAAATGAAGATTTTAAAACTTCTTCACCGTCGAATACGCAGAATGAAATTATCATGTCTGCGATTCAAACGCAATTTCAATCGGATCGACGTACAACGTTTAAGTCTAGGATTGACAATCTTATTAACACTGGACGTACTACTAAGGCTTTTGCAGATAGCAATTTGTATCCTAAAGCTGCAAGTTATGAGATTAAGATTGATGCTGGTCAAGTGGCTCAATCGCCACTAGAAGAAATCTTGATGAACCTTGAAGCAATGGAAGCCAAGGTTACTAAAGCTGCTCCAGTCGAAGTAGTAATGGGTGGTGCTCCATCCGACGACACACAATACACCGAAGAAGAAACCGATAAGATGGCAGCCTACATGGCTGGTCTTGTAAACTAGTTTTCTTCCAGAACATTTATTCAGAGAAAGTAATTTAATTATGTCAATGGTAGACTTTGGCTTTCATAACATGATGCCAGGGCAGTCAAATGCCCAAGTTAATGAAGTTGTTGCAAGAGGCTCAATTACATGGGGTCCACAAAAAGCACAGTACTTCTATCCTGGTATCATTGTTGGTACTACACGAGATGCTGGTAACACTTCGTTCACTGAAACTCTAAGACCCGGTTTGTTGTTGGGCTATAACCCAACTACTAAGAAATGGGCACAGTTCGATCCTACTGCAACTGATGGTACTCAGACTCCTGCTGGTGTTCTGTTGTTTGCTACTCGTATGACTTTGGCAGGTGCTAACCAAGACCGATTCACTGGTCAGATTCTAGTGCGTGGTTTGGTTCGTGCTGGTGGTCTTAGCATTGCTAATACAGCTACTCAAGGCATTGTCGGAAATGCTAACGAGTGGATGATTCGAAGTGCATTGGATCAAAACTTCTTGTTTGATGACCGAGTACAAGGATATAGACCAGATCAATCTATTCAATTCTTGTCTGCTGCTACTTTAACTATTACTGAAGCAATGGCTGGTACTAAGTTTATTCTTACTGGTGCTACCAATAAGACTTTGACTCTACCTGCTACTCCAAAGCTAGGTCTTCGTTATAGCATCTACAATAAAGGTGCTGGTACAGTTCTCGTAACTTGTGTTACTACAGATATTATCACTACTCTCAATGATGAAACTGCTGACAGTGTTGCACTATCAACAGCTAGCCAAATCATTGGAGGTGGTTTTGATATTATGGGTGATGGAGCACGATGGCTAGTAATGCCACAAGTATACAGTGGACAAACTGTAACAGTTGCAACTTAATTTTTTTGACACACTATAGAAAGTAATTTACCATGCCAGGAATGTCATACGACTCATTGATGAGGCCAGGACAGATTCTTAAAGTAATTAAGCGTCTACAAACCCCTGCCTCGTTCTTCCAACGCTTCTTTAAGATTAGTCCTACCGATGTACCAACTATGTCACCCGACATGGATACATTTGGTTACGACATCTATGCAGCAACTCGGACACTTGCTCCGTTGTCTGCTCCTAACTCGCCACCTGTTAAGGTTGGACGTAAGCCTGTAGCAACTGAGCTTGCTACGCTGTATCGAATGCACCCCTCGATTGACTTCTACGATAATGAAGTATTCCGAAGTCGCCCATTGGGTAGCTTTGGTTTGAATACTGAAGTAGATGTTATGGGTCAGTCCTACATCGCAATGCAACTTGCTCACGTTAAGTCCATGTTGGACAATAGCATTGAGTGGATGGTTGCTCATATGTTTAAAGGTGGATTCGGATTCAAGCCTCAAGGTGATGGGTATGAACTTTGCCAAACTACTGATGCTGATGTTATCTCTACCAATAACTATAAGATTCCTGCTGGCAACACTGGGGACATTGGCGGTATCATCGCTTCTGGTGAAGCATGGAATTTATCTAATGCTCCGGTACTAGATCACTTGATGGAAATGGGTGTTCTTGCATCGCGTATCAGTGGATACCCAGTAAAGCATATTATTATGAATGGTAACACTGCTGTTCCATTGTTTAATAATACTAAACTTGCTGCTGTTGGTGGTACTGCTTATCGAATTTTCGATAGCCTCACCAATCGTGAAGTGCAAGGCGATACCCCGATGACCAGTGGTCAGTACACAGTTGTATTTAGAGCACTACCTCAGTACGTGTTCCACATCTACAACGAAGGTTACGTAACTGGTATCCAGATTCCTGACGAAGAAACTCAGATCGATGCTAACAACTTTGTGCGATACATCCCTGATGGATACGCAATGATTGTTCCTGAGCCTTCTCGTGATTGGGTTGGTTATGCAGTTGGTAAGGAAATCATCGCTGAGAACGTAATGTCGAATCCTCAACTAGTATCTGGTTTGAAGATTTGGAGAACACGCGATATCGACCCTGCTCGATTCGAAGCTAAGTTCCTAACCAAGTACGTTCCATTGTTGATGATGCCAAAGGCTGTATTCTACGCCAACGTTTGGAGAACAGGTCTATAACATGACTCTTCAAGGTACTCGATATCCCATACTGTTCACTTCGGATGAAGAGATGGATCGGCAAATATCTGTATCAGGTGTTGAATGGCACGTTGATGACCAATCAGATGATGCTGATGTCAGATTAGAAGTACGTGAAAGAGCTACTGGAACTGCAAAGGCTAAATTAAATAAACTGTTCGCAGATAGTGATTTAGCCAATTCACCATGGGTGAGACATAGAGTTACAATAATCGCATGTTACTACCTTTCCATTCGAAGGGGTAACGTGTCGATTTATGAGTCTATGCACTTTGAAGCACTAGATGATTTTGATAAGTTAATTAATGGTGAGTATTTTATTCAAGAACTTCCTGTATCTAACTCACCACCAATAATGGTTCAGAACTATCGAACTGATAATAGGTTCCCATTTACTCCAGTACGAGTAGACTTACTTAATTCAACGAAGACTGTAGCAGGCCAAACTAACTTAATTGGTTGGGTTCCTTTTCCATGGCTATAGTAAAACCACAACCCTGGAAAAACGTAATCACTTTAAAAAGAAAAACTACAAGACAAGAGAATACCGAACTATCCCTATACTTCAATAATCTTGTCTTGTATTTTCTTCTTAAATTAAATTACACAGAGTTTCTAAAAAAAGCAAAAGGGCAAACAGACTCCTACGGCGTTAAATGGAAACCATTAGCTCCGAAGACAATCAAGTACAAACGAAGGAAGCGTTTGTTGTACAGTGGCAAAGTCGCTATCAACATTCGTACTCGTCAGTTAATGATTGCTCTAAAGCCTAATAAGTTTTCAGGGGGTGTTTATGTTGCTGGTCCTGGACAGCGAGTTAAAGTAAACACAACAACAATTTACTTTGAAACTAAAGTTCCGTACATTGATGCAGTAGATCAAGTACGACCTGTCATCATCGATGATATGGAGAGTTTAGTTAATGATGCTGTACAAGCCAGTCTACCGAAGTTCAAAGCGTTTATAAGATCGAAGGGTCTATAACCCCCACACCCCCTTTTTTCTGGAAGAAAAAGTTATGTACATTGGTGCTGTGCTCAATGCTGTTAAAGATGTACTAGTTAATTCAGCATTGTCAGAATTGGTAAAGCCAAATGAGATTGTAATTAGTGAAGATGGTTCGGCGGTCCATCCTGCTATTGGGCAAAGGTTCGTATCGATTCACCCGATTGATAGAACTAACCCGTTGAACATAACTGGGCAGGTGTATTCGGATCAATTAACTTTTGGTATCACTGTTGGTGTTCAGAGTAGAGAGATTCCGAAAGATCGTTTGCCGGAGTACTTGTACAGTCCTGGCAGGAATGGTAATAGTAGTACTAGTATAGATCTGCTACGCGATCTAATTATTATTATTATTAATAATAGTAATAGTAATATAATAAGTAATATGAATACTAGTATGAATAGTACTATATTACACTTACCTACCAATATTGCCAATATTATTAATAATAATAATATAAGTATAGTAGATAGAATTAGATATATTAGTACTGATGCTAGTCCTGTTTTGAGGTACCCAGAGTACTTCAAAAGTACCCAATCAATCGACGATGAACCAAGACCTGCCGGAATGACTCTCACGACCGTTTTTCTGGCACCAAAACTGCTCGCAAATCTGGGGTGCTAGTACCACTCGGACAATGCAGAATTAACTAAAACGTATCAAAATCCCTGGGAAAATCGCAAATTCGAAAAACGAGGTTTCCCCAAACTGGCCCAAAATCGACCAAAACAAGCGGAGAAAATTCCGCAATGTCCAAAGGTGCAAAATGTATCCATTCGAATGCTCAAAATGCCGAAAACGAGTTCATGCTCAATCCGCTTCAAAAGCGGTCTGTTGCGAGAACGCTAATTTTCAACCATTAGTTAATATATGCCTACTCGTTGTCGAAAAAGAACTAGATAAACAACCTATCGTTCACGTATCAGGACCATCACCATTACCATCACCAATTGGGGCTAGATGGGGTGTTGCTTGTGGTGCTAAAAAACTACCTGCTGTAACAACTCGATTGGTAGAAGCAACTACCTGTAAACGTTGTTTAGACTGGTATGAAAAGAAAGTAAAAGAACTCACTGAAAAAGCCTACCAAGAATCCATAGAGTACGAAGAAGTTTAGTGCTTTTTTTCTTCCAGAGAAACTGCTCTGTGGGCGATCACAATTTAATTAAAGAGGATTACTGTTATGACATTTATTTCTGGTGCCTTCAGTGCAACTTTCAATAGTAAAGCATTGGGAACTACTGAAGATGGTTTCGAAGAAATCACCACTCGTATCTATGAAGAAATTCGTGCTGACCATTATCAAGGTATGCTTGATGGTGTTGTGCGTGGAATCGACATGATGATTCGTACAGTACTGTATGAAGTAAACATGCCTGGAGTACGAGATTTAATTTGGCCTTACGATGCTGATAACGATGGAACATTGTTCGAAGTAGGCGAATACGGTAAGGTTGGTGGTATGGGTCAATTGCTTAGTACTTATGCTAAGCCACTTGTTCTAACTCCTTGCGGTGGTACTACTGCTGCGTTAGTCGGTGGTCCTGCTGCTGGTGCTGTAGCGAGTATTACTTACCCTAGGGCTGTAATCGCTGCTGAAGCTACTTCTATCCGGTTCAACGCTGGACATAGAAAGCTACCTGTTACTATCTTGATTCTTCCAAGTCCTGACACTGCCCCTACTGCTCCTGCTGCTGTAACAATTTGCTCTTCCCCAATGAGTTACTTTACTGTAGCATAGTAACTACTTAATAACCAAAACACATAACCTAGCTTTTGGTTTCAGAGGCTAGGTTATTTTCGTATAAGGACTTAAAAATGGCTATAGACATTAATTTAAATGTCAACCCTGCGGATGATGGAAACCCGTACAACGATTACAACAAAAAAGAAGCACAAGCTCATATAGATAAATTAATCAATGAGCAAATATCGGACGAACAGCTAGAAGCATTCTTAGAATCAAAGCGTGACCAAGCTGCTGCGGATAATGCTAAGTTCGTTCAAGAGCAACAAGAGGCAATGGAAGAGGCACTACAGAAGTTTGCCGAAGAACAAAAGTCCAAGCAAGGTTACGATGACCTACTATCCGCACCTGACATTACCCCTGAGCAATCCTCTCAATTAAAGTTTAATACTGATACAGGTACAGGCGATCTAGTATTTCAACAACGTATTGAAAACTTAGATCGTACAATCAACTCAAAAGAGTTTAGAAACGCTGCTGTTCAATTAAATCCGTATTTCGACACATTAAAAAACAAAGCATCAAGATTAGAAAACCCCGACGACTTGATGCCGTTAGTAGATAAAGAAAACGAAAGACAATTAGCTAATATCAATGACATTGAAACTACAATGTTCAATGCTATTGATATGTTGTTTGCTCAAACTCAAATGAAGATGCGTAGCTTAGAAGCATCTATGGAAGAAGGATCGAGTTTGACTGAAGACCCTAGATACAATGAATTACTAAATTTTCAATCTCAGTTAAATTCAATGCGAGATAATGTATCTTCGTACATTGGTGAAAGCGTAGATAAGCTACAAACTGAATCTACTAAATTCGCTATAGCTGGATTCGATGAGGGTGATACAGAACGTAAGATAGCTGAAGGGATGAAAGAACAGAAACGAGTAGAAAAACTTGTATCTGACTTTAATAAAGAATTTGATTCCTACATCGACAAACAAAAAGAAGAAGTAGCTAAGGGTTATGCTTTCAGTATGGCTCAAGGTTATTTAAATTCTAACCGAGACGCTACAATGCAAAACGCTAGACGAGTCTACGCCAATGCATTCAAAGACTTCCAAGATAACGTACCAGTATCTAAGCATGGACTGAGCGATGAAGAAATTGAAGCTATTTTCTCCGCTACTGGTGGCGATTACAGCAAAGTAAATTTTGGTAATGCTCCAAAGATTAACGTTCCTGGTAAATTCCAACCTGGAAACAAACCACCATTACCTCCTAGTTATTTAAATCCAGCGAATAATAATGTTTCGTCATTACAAGGAAATGGTGGTGGCGGTAGTGGTAAAATTCCAATCCACATGATTATGTCTGAAGTCACTTCAGCAATCATTGAACCTATGATGGCTATTAGAGCAGCTTTAATCGGTTTTGCAGTTCCAGATTTGAAGAATTACATGAAGGCTACTAGGCCAGAAAGAATTAATCCTAACGAGTATATTGAATCAATCGGGGAGAAAGCAGGCAATGCAGCAACAGCAGTTGGCAGAACAACTGGTTCAGCAATCGGTTTTGCATTAGGTGGATTGCCTGGAGCATTTGCAGGTAGTCGTATCGGTGAGACAATTGCAGACATTATACCTATCGAAGAATTCGCTCAGATGGTAAGTTACTTATACCAGATAGCTGATAACACTTCCCGACAAGCAATGGCTTTCTCTCCAGAATTAATGCAGGCTAATGTAGACCGGCAATTAGCTTTCTTGGAGGAAAATATTGCAGTAGGTGAAAGTGTTGGTGCAGAGTTAGCAGAACTATACGATGCAGGAACACAGTTTCAAATTAATTTCTATAGAGAAGCGTTAGAGATTGTAAGACCACTGTTACCATTGATGACTCAAGTAGTAGGTCTACTCACGATTATATCCAGTGCTATATCTGCTCAGATTTCTGGTATACTAGAGTATTTAAGGTCTGGTAGTTGGATGTCAGCATTTGCTGCATTTGCTACTAACCTAGCTAACTTAAACAGACCTAAACCAACCAACAATGTACAAAACCAAATGGATCAGTTAGACGACAATGTTCCATTCTTACCATAAGAGATTAAATAATGCCATGCAGATTCGATGAAATAGAATACAACGGTTATAAGTTTCGCAATTTCCCAAAAGCAACTTTGAATACCGAAGCTGTTAAAGATGATGGTGGTAATATAATTAAATACCACAGAAATACTTTGGAAGTAGAATTCATAATCACTATGGAGACTTGCCAAATAGTACAAAGCCTTACAGATGGTTCTGTAGATTGGGATATTTCCAGAATACGTGATGCACTACTTTGTGCTAATAAAAGTATTAAATTAATATACAGAGGGATGGGAAATAGTACAGACTTTGAAGACAAAATGGCTGAAACCCCTTTTGGTGGTGGGCAGGACTGTCAGCCCGAAGTTCTTACTTGGGAACCTTTGGCTAGTAACAAGGCAGTTAGGTGTAGATGGAGATGTGTATTTCATACTCAGAATAGGTACACGCTATTAACGGACAATAACGTTACAGATAACCTTCTGGCAGCTAATGATACCGTAGGTGTTGAATGGTATAGAATCCCTGCTAATCCTCAAATTCAAAATACACAATGGGATTGGCAAGCGTATATTAGATCGGTTACTGAAGAACAAGAAGTAGATATTAATACAGAAGGTTTTATTGAACTAACTTTGAAAGGAACAATTGAGTTTTCTTCTATTAATACTAAAACTAAAACAGAGTTGAAAAACTACGCTAAACTTCCAGGACAAGCAGCTCCCTATACGGATTTAAACAAAGTTGAAGAATACTTAAACGAACCAACTTCAAGAAGATCAATAGCTCAAGATTTAGCCAGATACTTTGAACCTTATCTACCTTTAGGGTTTACTCGTAAGCAACGATACGTTTACAATAAAACTCAACGTCAACTTGAGTATGTTATTGTAGACACGGAGCAAGTTAACCCTCGCGGTAAGTTTCCACGTATTATTAACTACACTGCATCTCATACAGTCGAATCTACACTTACTACATCTGATTCATACACTCAGCCCCAAGGTTTCCTATCTTGGGCTAGTTCATTCAAAGGATCATTTACAGTTGCTCCAGGCTACTGGAAAGGATGGGCTTATGTAGCAATGCTTGTTCTAGTTAAACAACGAATACTAAATTCTACAGTTGCAGTAGGTGATGTTCAAAAACAGGTTAAAGATGAGGTAGACGCTGCAAGACCATTAACTGGTACAGATGCTCAAGCAGCTAATCCACAAGCAAGAAAGAAACTAACTCCAAAGCATTTTCTTACTGATGTTTCTATCACTGAACAACTACATGAAAACAAAGTAGATATCTCATTACGTTACATTGTTCTAACTTCTCTAAGTGACTTGTTTGCTAAAACAGGGTTATTCACAAGAGTAAGATCATTGTTTAGAAACAATGATAACTCAGCGGATTTACCAGACGGTCAAACTCCTACAACGCATCCATCTACGTGGACACCGCAAACTTGGAATAAGATTCTAAGTGCAAATAAACTACACGACAGAATATCTACTAATGCAGTAGGATATAACGGACTAGGATTGGCAGATTACAATATTATTTTTGACCCATCTAATCTAAATCTTCCAACAATTAATAATGATAGAGGAACTGCTTTACCTACATGGAACGGTCCTCCTGAAACTGGCAATTCAATTACCCCTGCTGCTGCAAATATTCAAAAGCCAGATTACTACGCAGCACATAGAAGACAAAAACATTATGTAGAACATCCTTTAGGAGTATTCCAAGAAAGTACCCCAACCAATCCACAACCTACTAATGAAGTAACTGGAAAACCTCCTGTGACTTCCGGCACTCCTACTCCAACCCCATACCCTGGTAAAGAAACTACTCAATCTACCTGGATGCAAAACCTAGACCCGTCGCAATCATGGGTAGACTATAAAGTTAATTTCGAGCTAGTAGAAGTATCCAATGCTTCATACTTGCCGACAATCCAAGCAGCACCACTATCAGAAATTAAAGGAGAGCTAGACCCAACAGCATCGGGCAATCCAAGTGATAGGTACAATACTGCTATGACTATTAACAATAAAATAACTGCAACAGGAGCAGTGTCAGGACAACCAGATGCTTCTAGGTACTCAGATCATCTAGTAGTAGCTCATGGAAAACCAACCTACTACTTAAAATTTACTGGTAAAGCTGTTCGAATAGGATATAGAATCCCTATGCCTGTAGTTGGTGGACTTCAAAATATCAGTTCAGTATCTCCAGTTGTACTTGACGTATACCGTGTTGGTAAGCAATACTGGTCACAACGCCAAGTAGCTCAATCTGCCGATATGCCTGTCTTTGAAGCAGAGTGGAGCATGACTTATGCAATTCAGGGCGACCCAACATGTACTAACATTTCCTTCAAACACTTACGACAATCGGAATTTGTATAATGAGTAACGTATTCAACCTACCAAGCGAAGATGACTGCACAATCGTTCTCCAACCAATCGGTAAGAGACTAGACGTAATGGAAGTCTACGATATGTACCTAGACTCCAAACGAGAAGCAGCAGAACTGAAACGAGAAGGACCACATCCCTATCGTCCAGTGTTTGTAGATAAATTTAAAGAAGCCTATGACGTTGACCTATCTCCTACTGCTGCTGCAATGTTGATTCAAGCTGTATCACTACAGAATATTGAACTCAAAAAAAAATGTCTGAATTTGCCTACCTACTCAGATATTATTCAGGGATTGGCAACTCCATCGACTTCAAGCCCTTCCACATCAGACTCCTCAACGAAGTAATACCGAACGTGCAAGCCAGAGAAAAACTAGAGTCTATGCGTAGTGTCAACAAAGATACTATCAAGACTCTAGTTATGTTGGCATACGATGATCCTGAGCTAGCCGAAAAAGCAGAAAATATGTACCTACTAAACAGCATGGAAAAACCTAAGCGATGAGTATTCCAGTAACCGAAAAGATGATGCTAGCGGTACAAGATAGTGCCCCTATCACATTCTCTCCTACATCGATCACATCACTTGATCCCGTATACGGACATAACTTTCCTATATGGTCGATCTACTACGTTCCTACAATCATGCGTGACCCTAGAGTAAACTACGGCATGAAGTTGATTAAAGGCCCAATTAAAACCTTCTCTATTTTTCTTCCAGAAAAAGATGCGGAAGACCCTCTCGTTCAACAAACTTTACGAGAAGAAGGAATCCAATTCGTATACACAGTTAAGTCAGATAATTCTGCATTGTCTGAATATGTACTCGACACATTAAATGCATTCTGGGCTAATGGACTTGAAGAGTACCTAACCATGCTCGAATGGGGATACTCATGTTGCCAACCAATTTATGAGTTAGAAAATCCAAGCGATCCTAAGTCCCTTGAATACAAACATTTAATTTGGTATCATCCTCTACACTCACGACCGTTGATTATAAAAGACACGACCAGACTAGTTGGTGCTCAGATTGAACAAGTCCATAACAACAACAAAGAAATAAAGTTGTTCGGACCTAAACTACTTTGGGGTGTTCATAGAAAGATTGTAAATGCACTATATGGACAATCACTATTGTTTGATTGCTTCACATCGTTCCATGAACAATGGGCACCTTATGGAGCAAGAGACATTCGTAGAACTTGGTTCCATAAGAACAGTTACGATGGTGGTGAAGTACGATTCCCTATTGGTACTTACAAAGATGCATCAGGCAACATCATCGACCATAGAGACATGGCATTGAAGATTCTTGCCGATATGAAAACTGGTGGTGGTAGAGCAATCCCATCTACTGTCGATCCTGCTAGTGGTAAGCCAGCATGGGACTACATTCCACCACAAGCCAATGCAACTCCCCAAGGCTTGATGGAGTACCCAGAAGCACTACGAATAGAAATACTTGAAGGACTTGGTATTCCACCTGAAGTAGTTGAATCCTCATCTAGCAATGGTATGGGTTCAGCAACAGGAAGAAAAATTCCTATGAGTGTTTATTATTCTACGCTATCTGGTATTGCAGATAATGCAGTCCATGCGTTTAATAATCAATGCATCAAGTACTTGACCAAACTTCGATTCGGATTAAATTCTAAGTACAAAATAGTTAGAGTTAATCCTATCAAGACTCAAGACCAGATGAAGCCGACAAACTCCCTTGAAAAACTAGAAACCAACCCAGAGCTATCATAATGTTTACACTGACGTTACCTAATGATGAATCTTTACAAGCACTAAATCATTTACCGTTAGATAAACATACTAGAACTAATTGTGGGTACGCTTTACCTAAAGTGAACTATTTTACTTGGGCGGCGTATCCACATCGTAGCGAGGGATGCATTCTAGTATCTGAAGCATCCCTTCTAGCAGCAATGGCAGAAGCATCTATAACTCCTGGCGATCCCTGCAAGTTCTCTATATCAGATGGAATTCAAACTGTTTCATTTGAGAACGTAGTTATTTCAAGTATCGAAGCATTTAACTCTACTAGCACTTCATCTGTAGACGTAGCTGGAATTAGACTTCTATGTATTAATTTCTACTTAGACAGAAACATAGTAGACTACAACATGAAAGACTGCTCTACGGATAGTTACTACTCTAGTTATCATCTATCGTGGAGTGGTCTTATAGACACTCTATTCACTGCAACTTCGTCAGCACTAGTTGCTCCAGCTAAGTTCAACGAGTACATTAACTATAAGAACATACTATTACGAGACTTGTTTGCATTTATAGCTAATAGCCAATTCCTTACAGCTTACCCAAATAAAACCAATACTGGTAAAGCTGACATCACAGCAGCAGTATTCAATCCAGCTACTCTTAATGAAGATGCAATTCTATTTAACGATACTGGTACTACACTTCGTAAACTAAAACTTCAGATTAATTACCCTACTCTGGAATATAAATTTGGAGTTATGAAGTTCTACTATGATCTAACAACTGATCTTAGCGAAGAGTACTCTATAGCACCATCCAACGTACTTAATAAAATCACTGACCTAGTAACGTCAGAAACGGTATCGTTCACCAATCCATTCTCCCTAGTAGATCAAGCTACCCCAACTGCATCCAATGCGTACATCCTTGGGTTCCTAGATTCAGTTAAACAAAACTTCGTAAACCGTTTCTCTTCGTACATCAACATAGTGCTACGTGGAGTTAGCAGCCAATCAATAACCAACAACATACAAAAAATAACTTACGCATACGATGCAAGAGGATTCACTACTACTCTTCAATCAATGCCATGGGAACTGCCAAAAGTTGAATTATTAGATCAATCAACTAATGACATTATTTTTGTTGCTACCCTATTGACTGACAGAGCGTTACCTATATGCTTAGCTAACATCTACCACCCAATGAACCTAGCTACTATCGTCGATCCAGTACAAATAGTTTACGACCCATTAAACTTAGTGCGTGCTTACAAAGCAGGCACAAGCTGTTACGTAGCAAGAACCTATAACGGTGAATACATTATCATTAGTGGTCCATGCCCAACTACTTCAAGTACATCATCTTCTAGTTCTGCCTCATCTAAACTAGGGTGTTGTACATACGGATCGCCAGGAGCACCATCTCAAGGTATCATGACTCAAGCAGCATGTAACGACTTAGGTGGGGTATGGTCTAGCGGTAGAAACTGTCTAGGAATAAACATCGAGTAAAATTATGCTATTATTTTTTTGGTGCTGCTGTGGCTCATCTAGCTCCAGCAGTTCTCCCAGTTCCAGCAGTTCTTCTAGTTCATTAAGCTCTAGTAGCTCATCTCCGTCGTCCCCATCATCTAGCTCGTCTCCGTCTTCTTCGTCCCCTTCATCTTCATCACCATCCAGCAGTTCCCCATCCGGTGGGCTATTCTGCGATTGTACTCCATTCGCTCCTGTAACTCCTCCTGCTCCTGGTGGAGGTACTAGATACGAGTTTGCATGTGTAATTAGTTTTTCTCCGTTAGTCATCTGTGTATGCTCTTGGGACTGGAACGGTTCAGCTTGGGTGAGAGTATACCCAGACCCTACATCTGATTGTCAACCATAATGAAAGAAGCACTAGAACAACTACAACAACTTAAAGACTCCGGTAAACTAAACTATCGTAAACATCGCCACCTACTAGCAGAAGCGGGGTTCCCTAATCTATACGGAGTAGGTAGCGAGATACACTACGTTCTACTAATCCTAAAGAAACTGTACGAACTATTTTTCTTCCAGAAAAAGTTGCACTGCGGCAACTGTGAAGCATTTAGCCAAATAATTAATTCTTGGCCTATTGACTATTGCTGGAAGTATAGAGACATTATAATAGGACACATCCGAACTAACTGTAAAGTTCTAGGAATACCATTCTTCAAACCAATCTACACCCCAATAATTCTATTCGCAGTACTGAAAGTAAAATTCTTAAATGAGTACATGCCAATTCTTCATAAACAACCACTGCAAACTAATAACCAATCTGACTCGTAAAGAATTGCCACTACAGCCAATCAGTCCAGCAGCATGTGATATTTGCAAATCACTTAACCCTCCCCAGTCTGTAAATAGATTTACTGTATGCGAAACTCTACATAGACTACGCATCAACAATAAATTCTGCAATGAGAAACATAATACCCTTCTTATCGCAGTTCAATGTACTCTAGGCGTAGGTACTCAACTCCACGGTTACTTAGCATGGATGCAGACTGAGGATTGCGGTTGTGCTCAGAAAGTATCTCTAATGAATACTTGGGGTCCAAATGAATGCGACAACAGTAGAGAGATAATTCTAGACTGGTTAAAAGAAAGTGCTGTCCAAGCTGGAGTACCATTTTCAAGACGAGTAGTAAATGCTCTATTAACTAATTGTATAGAAGCATCACTAGACCTTCACACCGAATACAAGATGCACTGGATTTATAATGTCTAATCTATTCACCTTAGCAATCAACTTCAACGAACCGATTCATAAAGTATGCTTAGATTCGCTACTTAAATATAATCCGAGAGCAAAAGTATTCAGTTCATACGAACAGATAAAAGAGCTTGTAAACGGTGAAGAGTTTGTAGACAAATATAAACAACTAAGTTTAGTACATTTTTCAGACGTATTCAGAGTATGGTACTTATTAAACCATGGCGGCACTTGGATTGATGCTGATTGTATCCACTTAAGACCTTTTGAATTTCCCTATGAGATTAATGAACGATCAGTGTCATTCATCTATGATGACGCTAAACAGAATAAAATTAATCAATGCTTAATTCATTCACCTAACCCTGGTAATGAATTTCTATTAGCGATACTAAACAGACAGAACAAATTATTAGAAGACAAAGGGCCTGGCAACCTATCTTACTTAGACTTCGGACAATGGAGCATAGAACACATAGCTGCCAATACTAACATTGATTTTATGGTAGCTCCTCATTGGGAGTACTCTTACCTATGTTGGTACGATAAGTATAAATTCCTAGAACATAGAGACTGGCTTACTTTTCAATTCGATAGAAGTTTTTTCAATCCTAACGCATACTGCTACCATATTACTAATGCAGTTATAAATTTTCTAAAATTTGTACCTAGGGAGTTTCTTCTAAGTGAGAACTACTTCGCATCGTTCCTAATTCGTAAAGCACTAGATCACAACTGGAACAATCATAGAAGCTGTGCGATAATTAAACGGCTAGATAATAATGTACCAAACGGCAAGTACTTAGAAGTAGGTGTGTACAAAGGTGAGACACTAGCAATCGTAGCACAACAAAGACATAGCTACACAATGTATGCAGTCGATCCCTGGAAAAATATAAGTAGCCAAGCGTACAAAGATACAAACGATTACATAGCTTTTCAGTCGGACGACCAACAACAACAAAACTACGAAGAGTTCAAACGAAGAACTTGGTTCTTAGATAGTCAAAAAAGATTAAACTTAACTAGAGAATCTTCAGTAGTAGCATGTAATAAATTTGAAGACAATTCATTCGATATGGTATTCATTGATGCAGACCATTCGTACCAGGGAGTTAAACAAGACATAGAATTATGGTTTAACAAAGTTAAAAAGAACGGCTACCTAGGAGGACATGACTACAACTTACCTGGGTACTCTTTCGGAGTTAAACAAGCAGTAGATGAATTCGTACTTAAACATAATCTTAAACTAGAACTCGATTGTGACTGCACTTGGTTTATTAAAAAATGATTCAGAAACAATTCGTAATCAACTTAAAAATCCGTCCAGACCGTCTAGCTAAATTCTTTTCTTTTCTTCCAGAGAACTTTGGGGAGGTCGAAGTATTTTCAGCAGTACATGGAGATTCTTGTAGACATCCATCTTGGTGGAATGCAGGCTCAGGTGCATGGGGTTGTTATCGTTCTCACTTGCAAATACTAGAACGAGCAATGACCGAAGGTTATCAGAACTACATGGTACTAGAAGATGATTCTACATTTGCTCCAGACTTCAATGATAAGTACAGCAAGTTTCTAAATGACTTACCACCTGACTGGGATATGTTTTATCTTGGTGGTCAGCTAATGCACGTAGAGCACGATCACGCAATTCCTGAAAAGATTACTGATAATGTATTCAGACCGTACAATGTAAATCGCACTCACTGTTTCGCAGTAAACAATAAAGGGTACAAATACTTATACGATTTTCTATTACGTCGATTCGAGAATAGAACTTGGCATATAGATCATCATTTAGGAAGACTGCATGAACAAAAAGAATTCAATGTGTACTGTCCACCTGAATGGCTAGTAGGGCAAGGTGAGAGTTCATCTAACATCGATGGACAAGTTCATGAAGAACGATTCTTTCCTCATCCAATCACTTACTACCGAACACCATCAATAGCTAGACATAACTATTGCATAGTACTTAAAGCCAAACCACATATTGCAATGGAGCTACAACGTATACATGACTGGCATCATGGTAACGATTGTGATGAACAATTCATAGACAAAGGTTTATACGCACTTAATATGTACCCTGCGATTAAACTACGCCAATGGTGGTACTACATCAAACAAGAATCAATATCTAAAAGCAAGGTTCCTTTCCTATGGCATCCTTCATACGAGTTCCAACTTTCCGATCTTCCGTTCCATCCAATCCACATCCAAGCACATTCAGTAGACGAAGCACTGTCAAAATTAAAGTCGGTGACAGACTCGCAGAATATCTTGGGGTAGATGTTCCTTACGGTTGTTGCAACATATTCAAAACACTGAATGCCTTCAACACTCGATTAAGTACTATTCATTGCAATACCCTAGCAATGGAATTCTGTAAGGAACGTAAAGTATCAATCAAGAAACTACCTTTAGTTAAACTATTGATACTTACTGCGGTCGCAGAATGTATAAAGAAAAATCGGTAAAAAATTATTCTACCCCTCTTGACCTACGAATCCCGTTCGGATAAGATACTTCACTCGGTCGCAAGACTGTTGGATTGCAATAGCGGTCGGTCCCTACGATGGTACAACTTTATACATCGTGGGGATTTTTTACCGCCCGCATGAAATAGATAGGGTAATTAAGTATGTCGCCTAACGGAGCAAAAACAATGCAGATAAACAAATCAGATGAAATCGTATGCGAACAATCAGAAATGGTGAAAGCACTAGCCAAACCAGGATACCAACTACTAGAAGAAATGACCCCACGTAAAGCACACTTGAATCACATGATTATCGGACTGTGTGGTGAAGTTGGAGAGATAGCAGACTGCATCAAGAAGTACACGATGTACCAAAAGAACTTAGACGTAGATAATCTTAAGGAAGAGATTGGCGACTTACTGTTCTACACATTCGGTATCCTGAACGAATTGGAAATCAGTATCTTCGAATGCATGACTCAAAACCAAGCTAAGTTAGCCGAACGGTACAAAAGCAAAACCTATTCAGACCAAGCAGCAATCGAACGTGCAGATAAGAAAGGTGAATAATGCCTGATGGAACAAATGACCTTTATTCTGCATTGTCTATCGTAGCTAAGCTATTAGACCATGAAACTCCAATCCTAAACCGCAAGCTACCAACAGCTAAAGCAGGTGGAGCAGGTAAGAAAACTAATCTTCCTCAGAACGTATGGTTTGAAGCAGTTTTCTACCACAATGAAATGAATGCATCATTAGGACTAGTCGATAAGATATTGACTGACCAACAGATAATGATGAACTGGGAACTAGAATTCAGTGGTACTAGACCAGTTACTAAAGTTAATGTTGGCAATGCCCTACGTAGTGGAAACAAGTCAATTGGCTCATACCGATCTAAGTACCGGAAAGGAAACCTGTACAATCAACAAATCAAACCTTACTTAATCTCATTGCGGTATGATCGTAAAGGACAACCAGTACGAGACAGGAAGAAAAAATTCTTCTATATGTCGCTCGATGAGATACGAAGACTGTGCCTAGATAACTTCATTGCCGATCCAAGGTTCTTCACTAACGAAGAGTTAGGTAAGATCAAAGAAGCAGCAAAGAGAAAATCAGAACTTCACCTATGGGGCATACCATCACCACACCAGTACCAAGAATTAAACAAATCAGTAGTAGGGGGAATCTATGGTGCGTACAGACTCTATCATAAACTTAAGTAAGCACGATCTAAAAGTGCTCAACTGTAAGTCATGCTCAAGTCTACTCGATACTTCACAGAAACCCGTACACATTGATACACTACTCAATCCACATCCTATCCTATTCGTATTCCCTAAAATCGATGATGTAGATTGTACTACCCAACAATGGCTAACCGCCCCATACGGAGTTTGGTTGAAAGACCTAATGGACTCTTTTTCTTCCAGGAGAAATTGGACGGTGCATAGTTTAATTATGTGTACAACAGTGCAGGACACTGACACTAAGCAAGTACTTCATAACTGTATGCATCATTACGATTCATTCATCAACACCCTCAAACCTTACTGTACAATCTTTCTGGGGATAAAAGATATACCTAAGTTCAAAGCGTATACGTCAAAAGTATCGTATAAAGTATTTTTAGACAATCCACAAGACTTCGTTCCTATGAATAACAGATTAGCAATGTCTAGGTTTATGCTAACTGTTAGAAAGATTTACGATGAAAAAACCTGCAATTAGAAATCCAAAACCAAAACCGGGTTGGGACTTGTACGTAGATGGAATATCGTACTCACTGCTATCTAAGTTCGTTGTATGTCGAGAACGATTCCGTATTGCAACAGTCGAAATGTACCGATCCTCAGATCGTAAGGATGCGTTAGACTTCGGTACTATGTTTCACAAAGCATTAGAGTTGTACGCTAGTGGCAAGACCACAATGCAGATAACATCTAAGCTAATGAGTTTGTACAAAGACACTGGCATCGATATAATGCTAGTCCGACAAGTAGCACTAATCATTCCACACTACGTAGCGTACTACTCATCTGACAACTTCAAGTATGTATCACAAGAGGAAGTATTCGACGTACCATACAAGTCTCAGACCAATGGTAGACCAATCCGTATTCGTGGTAGATGGGATGAAGTCTTTGTACGTAACGGTAAGCTATGGTTGCAAGAAAACAAAACCAAGTCTGACATTAACAGACTAAAGATAACTCAAACATTGCCGTTTGATTTACAAACTATGTTGTACTGCTACACACTATCAGTAGAAAAGAAAAAGCCTATTGGTGGAGTACTGTACAACGTAATTCGTAAACCAAACTTAGTGCAAGGCAAAACTGAGTCAGATATAGATTTTCTAAATCGCATCAACGAAGACATATCCAAACGTCCAGATCACTATTTCTTTCGAAGTGAAAACGATCTAACTGCTAAGGATATTACAGACTTCGCTAGAACTACATTGTTTCCATTAATTGAAGCAGTAGTCGTTTGGTGGGAATCAATAAAAAACGATCCAATGAATCCCTGGGTTACAGAGGACGGAAAACCAAATCCAAACCATTATGCAAGACCGTTCGGGGTGTTCGATCCAATGTCAATCGGGCTAGGAGACTTCTTCGAGTACATAACAACGGGACTGCCCCACGGACTGGTACGAAAAGAAACGTGCTTCCCAGAGTTACAAGGAGAGCAAGGTGTCAAAGAAAAAGAAGTACGAAAAGTCGTTCAAGAAGGAACAACAGGAAAGACAATCAAGCGTAAAAAGAAAGTGTCTTAAATGTTCTGAAGAGTTTCTATCAGGCGGTTCTCATAACCGGATATGTGAGCCATGCAGTAAAAAGAATTCTAACGAATCAACCAAAGGACAGAATCTTACAATTAATTTAACAGGCGAAGTAATTCATAAGGCATTAGAACTTCATGACTAAAAAGAAATCAAACCCATGCTGGACAGGCTATGAAAAAGTTAAAGGCAAAGCAACCTACTCCGAAGGCTCTTGTAAAAAATCCGGTACCAAAAAAGCTAGCCCCAAAAAAGCTACCCCCAAAAAGAAATAACTTCTCAGAAGCACAGCGTATGGGTTACGATCCAATCGCTATGGCTAACAACATTAAAAATCTAGGAGAACAATACACACTCCTAGAAAAGATCAGCGAAATAACTAATTGTCCGGTACATCGAATCCCAGAAGGAATCGATTTACCAATCTCTGTACTCAAAGAAATAATCGAGCACCTGGAATAATGGTAAAGAAGAAATCAGTCAAAACAGTAAAGACAGTCAAACGATCACTAATTCCAGCACCCGACGACATCTTTGAACCATCTGACGTATTTCTAGACTATTGGACCGTAATCCATGGAACTTCTGGCATTGGTAAGTCTTCGTTTATTCTATCTATTCCCGAAGCTATTCTTCTACAATTCGAACCTGCTAGAAGAAATCTACGAGGAAGAAAGCCAATTGAGTTTCGTCCACGAACAGTGGAAGAACTCGACAGGGGTGAACAATGCCCATGGACTCTCTTCCTTGAAGTCTTAGCAGAACTTGAAACTGATACTTCAGTTAAAGTAGTTGGTATCGATAACATCCAAGAACTGTACAAATGCTGTGAAGCAGCGAAGCTACTTGAACTTGGACTGGAATCAGTACCGATGAAAGACTTCGGTGCAACAAGAGGATTAATCAACAAGCTATTTGAAAACACTTTAAATAACTTGAAGTATGATTCTCGCCTAGGTGCGGTATTCACTTGCCATACAGTAGAGCGAGAAGGTGAATTGAATACGGGAACTACCGACACAGTGTATCGACCTGCTGTTACTTCTGCTGTATTCGATTACTTAAAGAAAGCAATGGACTTCGCATTTTATTTTGGATACCACGACAAAAAGCGTGCAATTCATTGTAGGTGGGATTCCATCTGGACAAAGTGCGGAGTAGATGGTAGATTCTGCACCCCCAAAGGTACTCCACTTAATGCGTTCGCAATTCCTGAAGACCCTAAATCATGGTATCCCACATTAGAGAAAGCATGGAACAATAAGTTAAAAGGTATTGTAGTTTCACAAAGTACTGATGAGTAGTATTAGTTTCGTTTCTAGTTAATTCAGCAATGTCTAAAAAGGTATAGTATGGCTCTAAACAAAAAAACTTCCGGTGGTAGCGATGATCGTAAAGCAGCACTAGCAGCATTGAAGGAAAGTTCGAAAGAACTGTCCAACGCTGCAAAGAAAGATGCACCAACCGGATACACAACTACTGCCGATGTAATGAAGGCGTTTGCTCTTAACAAAGTAGGTAAGACAGCAAGCACCCAAGCTAAACTAACTCGGATTGGTACGTTCATGACCAAGGCCGATCCTAAGACAAAACGAAAGTCTGCTCTTAGCGTAGCATTCAATTTTGTCTGTGTAGGATCGACAGGCAAGGGTCAGACTCCAAGTATCATCGTCACTATCGAAGATAGAAAGTTAAACGATGGCAGTATCCGTGGCAAGGATAAGGCTATCGATGACATCATCTTCACCATGCAACGATGCGGCATCAACACCAAGGGCATCAAGACTCCTGAAGACCTGCTCGATGCAATCGATACGTTCAATGCTCTTGATCGTGCAGAGAAGCCAGTAGTCTCAATCACTCTTAGCGTTTACCAAGGTGGTAAGGGACTAGGACTCAATGTACGAGTAAACAAACTCTTGGAAGACTTTGAAGAGGAAGAAGGAGAAGAAGAAGATGGAGATGATGACGAGGACGGAGTGGGAGACGAAGATGATGAAGAAGGGTCTGATGAAACCGAATCCGATGACGAAGCAGATGAAGAACCACCTTTTAAGAAGTCTGGTAAGTCTCGATCTACCAAATCCAGTAAGTCTTCCAAGTCTAAACCCGCAGACGACGACGAAGAAGAAGATGACGAGGAAGCAGAGGAAGACGATACTGAAGAATCTGATGACGAAGAAGAAGAATCAGAAGACGAAGAATCAGTAGAGTACGATGAAGAAGACCCATCTACTTGGGTTGGATACGAATGCAAGGCAAAGCCAAACGGCTACACCAAAACCACCAAGTTTGAAATCGTTGAGTATCTTGCCAAGGGTAAGAAACTTAAGATTAAAGACCCCAAGGGCAAGGTAGTCACTGTTGCAGTAGCAGTAGTAGAAGTAGTGTAATTAATTGTAGGAGAGTGTGGCTCAGATCAGTAATGAGATGGGTGGCTGGTCACAGGTATGTAGTACCCGGTGTTAGGATCATAGTCCGAAAGGCACAGTATACACCCTACAATTAATTAGTCAGTAGCTATTGGCAAAGTAGAACGATCCAGTAGGCTACGCCGGACACTGTAACCGGCATTTTTTAATTCTTTCACATGGAGTAAGTTATGAAGATTAAATTTACATTCGCAGCGGTATTCATGCTATGCATGACGCAAACTACCGAAGCTGCTGGACGATGCAGGCTATTCCGCAAGACAGTGAAGAGTACTGCCCAATGCGTCAAGTCGATTCCCAAGGTTGCCGTAGCTACAGTAAAAGCACCACTTGTTTTCTTCCAGGAAGTTCAGCCGGTACGAACTGTAATTAATTCAATTCCAGAAATCCAGTCACGTAACTGTGCAGACGGTACGTGCTCACTTAAGTAACCCCCTAATGCCTAGTAGACTAAGCGGTAAGTCGCTTCTACCTTTAATTAGTTAGAAGAGTTGTGGGTTCGATCCCCATCTAGGTTTCTGTACATAACTACTAATCAGTTAATTCTGCAATGTCTAGAGAGGGTATATAAATGAGTATGTCTTTTAGCGTAATTGGTTGCAACGACGACGACGAAGAAATCGATATCACTGATGCAGTAAGTAAGCCAGAAATAGAATACTCAGATGAGTTTGTTGTTGATTTAACAAATTTGCCTGAAGAAGTAGTAACAGTTAAGTTCATAGTTTCATACTAGGTGTACCATGACAGTTTACGTAAACAGATCAGTGTATGATAGTACCAGTACAGAAGATATCTTCGTTGAGGTATCTGCTGGCGAAGTAGTAATCACCCAACGTAGGGAACAAGAGGATACTGGTGTTCAAATAGTGGATGTATTAGACATCATAGTAGTAACTAAAGATGAAGTACCTAAACTAATCGAAGCTCTACAGAAGTTTAAGCCAAATGTATAATAAAATCCTAATCGGACAATCTACTCCAGTACTAGACCAAGGTTACATTCAATTAATTGACTACATGGGTACTGACGAAACAATCGTCAATGCAGCACGTACTAGTTACGGTAATGATGAATTGCACGAACTAGCTGCATTAGAAGCTGCATACGAAGTACTTGGTATTAAGATAGTACAAATCGCTAAGTTCGAAGAAGTAACAAAGTTCATTAGCGAAAACAACAACGTATATGAGTACTCAAATCTAAGTTCGACTATACGTTCTTTTTCTTCCAGAAAAACTGAGTTGCTAGAGATACTTAAAACTAAAGATGAAGTACTACTTCGTTTGCTAATGCGTCATAAGCATGGAACACCGTTTGAAATGTGTGAAGTAACCTTCAGACTCCAAATCCCAATGGATGCGTGGCGTCAAATGGTGCGGCATAGAACAGCGTCAATTAATGAATATTCAACTCGTTACACTGAAGCTATCGATGCAATGCAATGTACTGCTCCAGACCAATGGAGACTACAAGCAACAGATAACAAGCAAGGTAGTAGTGGGTTTTTATCTACTTGGGATGAAAAATTTTTAGACGACTTTGATGAATCGTACACAGCAGCAGTCTCTCCAGGTCTACATCTATCTACACGAGAAGCAGAGTTTCATAGACTGGCAAGAGAACTATATGAAGAAAGATTAATGTTCGGTATTGCTAAAGAACAAGCACGTAAAGACTTACCACTCTCTACGTATACTAGACTCTACTGGAAATGCGACCTACGAAACATCTTCCACTTCCTTGGCCTGCGAATGGATTCACATGCTCAATTAGAGATTCGTCAATATGCTAATGCAATGGCTGGATTCATTAAACAGTTATTCCCAGTTGCATACAAAGCATTCGAAGACTACCAACTAAACGCAGTTACCTTCAGTGCTATGGAAATGAATGTAGTTAAAGAAGCAATCAGATTCGCCAATGACCAATTAAACGCCAATGAGTTGGAGTCAATTCCAAAACAACCAGGAATGACTAAACGAGAGTGGAATGAGTTTCTAACTAAGGTTGATCTTAAATAATGATAGAAGTGTTTGTGCAAGATAGAGGGTCTGGCGAAGTACTATGCGTATACGAGTCTGTAGTACTTCCTAGAATTGGTGAGTGTATAGAAATAACTTCAGGTGGATTTTATAGAGTTAAACAAATAACTCACAGAATTCACATTAGTCAGTTATCCGAAGTACGATTATTTGTGGATAAGATATTATGAAAAAACGTGGACGACTAGCTAAGCCAGTATCGCCTGACTTAAAAGATAAAATGATAACTCTTCGCATGGATGGAGAGTTGTACAACGCTATAGTAAGAGCAGCAGGATTGAAGGCAACATCACTCAATGCATTCATACTAGACACTCTTACTAAACAAGAACTAATAAACATAGCAATGCAATGGATTCGAAGGGAAAAACAAAATGCCAGTACAGATACAAGTACCACTCCCCCCGTACATAGTGAAAGACCCCCGGAGCTATGAAAGGTATAGAACTGTAAGCAGAGCTAAATACCTAGTAAGTCTAGGATGCTTTAGAAGAATTAAAGATCAACATATCGATGTTACTATAAATCATATACAACACGTTAATGACTGGCAACCTAGAGTCTATAGTGATTACTCTTACGAAACGGTTTAACTAATGTATTTTCTAGGTATTGATTGTGAGTCTAATGGACTATTCGCATATCATGGCTGTGAGCTATTCGGATTATCACTATGCCATTCAGAAGATGGATCAAACGAGTACTGGGACTTCGATGTTGATATCAAGACAAGAGCAGTTAAATTTATACCTAAAAAAATAAAACAGATCAGAGACGCAATCCTAGACTACTCGGAATTTACATTCCACAATAGCGTCTTTGATCTAACCATGATTCGTAAGCTACCAACTTACGGAAGACAAATATTCAATCACATAGTATCTAACTCATTCCATGATACTATGTTCTCTGCCCACATGGTCAATTCCAAAGACCCGAAAGGACTTAAAGACCAATGCCTACTCTACTGCAACATACTAGACACTGACGAAAAACTATTAGACGAACATTGTAAGAAAGCCCGAACTATTGCCAAGCAACTTGGTTGGGCTATTGCTACTGAAGACATTCCTTCACTAGCAGGACAATCAGATAAATTCCACAAATGCGATATGTGGGTTCCTAAACAACTAGCTATATTTAAAAAGTACGCTGAGGATCACCCATGGCTTACATCATGCGAAACATACTGCAACTTAGACACATGGCGATCAGTGTGCCTAAGAACCATTCACAAACAATGGCTAGAGGAGAACCCAGAATACAAAGAAGCATACGAAGAAAACCTACGTACCGTCCTATCCGTAATAGCAATGCAAGACCATGGCATCACTATTCAAAAGGATCATTTTCTTCCAGAATACCGTAGGGCCAAGCAGATCAGAGATAAAGCCATCTCCGAGATGCGTACTCAGATTGGCAATCCAGACTTTAACTATAACTCTAGCAAGCAACTGCCAGACGTACTATTCAAACAACTTAAATTCAAACCAATCAAGAAAACTAAATCAGGTAAAAGTTGGTCAACAGACAAAGAAGTACTGCCAGAATTACGGGCACAGAAACCCTCACCTAAAGCTACTAAGTTCCTAGAGACTCTACTAACTGCTAAGGAAGTTCAAGCAGCAGTAACGTACATGGAGTCATACCAACGATACGAACTAGCTGGAAACCTACATCCATCATTCAACATTGTAGGAACTAGTACAGTTCGTTTCTCATCACAAAATCCAAACGGACAAAACATCGGGAAAGGTAAAGAAGAGGAAGACGAACACGGCAATAAAAAGATTAAGTACTCCATCCGTAAAATCTTTGGTCCCCCGAAAGGTAGAGTATGGCTTGCAACTGACTACGATCAATTACAACTACGAATATTTGCATACTGGTCAAAAGAAGAAAAGTTAATTGAAGCCTTCAAGAAAGGTTTCGACTTCCACACTTATGTAGCAATGCTAATCTATGAAACCGATTCCCCAACAAAAATCCAAAGACGAGTTGCAAAGAACGTTAATTTCGGCTATATCTTCGGAGCAGGCGAAAACAAGATTGACTCAACAGCCGGAATACCTGGACTCTTTAGAAGAGTACAACAGCTATTTCCAAACGTTACGGAATCGATCAATAGAACTGTCTCCTTTGTTAAACGACATGGGTACGTTAAAACAGCTAGTGGTTACAAACTCACAGTCGATAAGCGTAAGGCATACGCTGGAGTAAATTACATCGTCCAAGGTACTGAAGGTGACATTGTTAAAAAAGCACTGAACGATTGTTTCTCTTTTCTTTCCAGGAAGTATGATCTAGAGCCTAGCAATTGTTTAAATGATTCACCAATCAAATTAGTACTACAGGTACACGATGAAATCATATTTTCAATCCCTGAGAAATTTAGATTACAGAACTATATTCGCCCTATCAATAGGATCATGGAAAATGCCGGAACCCATTACGGGATCGTCTGCAAATGCAAACCAGAACTCTACTACAACAACTGGTCTGAACCAACCGAAGCAACAGAATATCTACCTAGCTAAATGCTGTGTAGACTTCATCACTAGTGTACTAGAACTATTAATTTATGATGGCACTATCAACTTCGAAATCCGTGTACATCAATCAGTATTAGTTCTACACTATCGAAACAAAATCTGTGGTCAGCGTATCCTATACGAACGACTCTACCCATTAACCACATTCCTAACTAATGGTCTTTACGATTCAGATAAGTGTCTGCAATTAGCTAAAGACTTCCAAATTGAACTAAACCAATATCTAAACGATACACTTAAGTAGGCAACACCCAATGTCCAAGCAGATTGACTATGATAGATTTTATTCCTTCTTCGGTTGTGACTTCTCCCCTGCATCATCAGACAACATTAAATCAGACTGTCCATTCTTCGATTGTCCAAACCCTGATAGTCACTTCTTTGTAGACACAAAGACTGGGCAGTTCCAATGCAAGAAGTGTGGCAAGGCTGGCAATCATTACTCGTTCATGACCCAGTATCACAAGTTGTGCTTAGAACAAACAACAGATGAACACTACGAAGAACTACGGGAAGCAAGAGGAATCCCAGTAGAGGTATTTAAACTGTCTAAATGGGCGGTCAGTCCATTCGGCATCTGGCACGTTCCCTACTATGCTCTAACTAGTTCCAACCTAGTAAACATCGGCAGGTTCAACCCAGGTACAACCAACGCTAAGAATAAATTCCGTATCTTCAAAGCACCAGAAGTACCATTAGTTTTATATCGTCTATTCGAATCTCCCAAGATCGGCAATTACGTTATCATTACTGAAGGTGAATGGGATATCGAATCGATATACGCTGCGTATCGTGCTAATAAAGTTAAACCCGGTTCTACTCTAATGGCATCTCCAGGTAACAACTGGAAGAAAGAATGGAACAAACTACTCGCTGGTAAAAACGTAATGTTCTTTACTGACGATGACGCTGGTGGAGCAGACTTCCAAGAGTCCATTGCCAAACATGCTAAGGGATTTAACTATTCCTTTGCTAACTGGACTGTAGTTCACAACTACTGGCAAGAATCATTCGGTGAAGAGTTCGAAGGGAAAGACCCTAGAGACGTATGGAACGGTCTAAACAACAAGACTGAAGCCCTACCACTATTCATCGATATGATGGAAGAGGCAACAACAGCAGTAGAGGGAACACCCGAAGATATTGAGACTAGATCGGCCTATACAACAGACATAGCCGAGATAGAGCCTCTTTCTTCCAGGAAACTATTCCAGAGCCGCATCAAGGAAGCAATGTATACCAATACGTCAATCATGCAGTCGATTGACTTGGTATTAGCTTCGTGCATTTCTGTACTAGTTCCTGGTGAGCCTATCTGGGTATTCCTATACGGTCCACCATCATGCCTATCAGGTAACACTGAAGTTATTTTAAACCGTGGAGGTCTTAGTAGAAAACGTACTATCAAGAGTCTTTACGAAAAGTTCCATGCTATTAAAGGTAGACCATGGAACCCTGAAATAAAAACGTACATTCAACAACGATTCCCGGACAACACTATTAGAAAGAGTGAAGTACTTGATGTTATCGCCAAGGGTGTTAAGAAGGTCTATAAAGTTACAACTAAATCTGGTCACAGTATAGTTGCAACAGCAGACCACAAATTCTTAACTCCAACTGGTTGGAAACAACTGAAGGACTTAACTACTTCCGATTCGTTGTACGTAAACAACAAAAGACGAAAAGCTACTTCCTACAAAAAGAAAGTATCTGTAGATTCGATGGTTGGTCTACGATACCATCCTCATGCTACATGCTTAACTGAGCGTAGATCAGATGGATGGAAAGTGCCAACTCATAGATTAGTTGTTGAAGCTAACATGAACGGGCTATCCTTAGAAGAGTTCGTACATGAATGCCGATACAATGCGGATAATTTACTTAAGTTCTTAGACCCTAAGACTCAACACGTTCATCATAAGGATCGAGATAGAAAGAATCATTCCTTAGACAATCTTGAAGTACTTGAGAATTCAGAGCATAAAATTCTGCATTGTCACGAAGACAACTTCAAAGCCAACGTATTAGAGAAACTAGACCTGTCCAAGATTAAATCTATAACATCCGAAGGAACTGAAGAAGTATACGACATTACTGTAGAGGAACCTAATAACTTTGTTGCTAATGGTATCGTAGTTCACAACTGCGGTAAATCGCTTTTAATTGAAGCATTCGGAGGATCGAATGATTACTTCGAATACGCATCCAAGGTAACAGCTACTTCGCTAGTATCAGGATGGAAACCACAGAACGGTGAAGAGGATTCTTCTACATTACCTAAGATTAATTTAAAGACCTTATTCATTAAGGACTTAACAGTACTCCTAGGTATGCCAGAAGCAGTACAGCAACAGCTATGGGATTTACTCCGAGATGCCTATGATGGATTCATCAAAGTTATCTTCGGTAATGGTAAGACCTTTACAGCAACAGGTATTAAATTCGGCATTGTCGCAGGGGTGACCAACGCTATCCATGCTCGAAACGATTCGGACATGGGTGAACGATTCCTCAAGATTGACTACCTAGGCTCATCTGATAAGTTCTCAGAAGATGAACACATGGATGCAGCATGGGAGTCAATGGATAAGAAGAAAGAGAACAAGAAACTACTTCTCGATACTGTACTTGGTTACTACAAACACTTAGTGACTGACTTCAGTGTAGATAAGTTAGTTCCTGGTGCTCAAGTCGATCCTACCATTCGTAACAAACTGAAACGACTCGCTCAATTAGTTGCAAAGCTAAGAGCTAAAGTCGTCAAGGATCGTCACGAAGGTATGAAGATGCGACCAGTACCAGAAGTTGCTACTCGACTCTTCCTACAATTCGGTGTACTCATTCGATGCCTAGCATACGTTAGACAAGACAAGACAGTTACCGAAGATACCTACATTGCTTTCCGCAAGATAGCTTTTGATTCTACTAACGGACTAAATCTAGAAGTAATTGAATACCTATTCAAACATAAGGGAGCATCACGATACGCAATGATTAACGATCTACGAATACCTAGTACTCGTATGCATCAAATCCTAAGTGACTTCGATCAATTGAATATCATCAACAAGACCAAGGAAGAAAATGGTAAAGGTGGCGGTAGAGACTCATTCAGATACACCCTATCCGACGAGATTATGGAATGCCTAGAAGTATCCAAACCTGCAAGACGCAAGAAGGCAAGTTCATCCCGTACCAAAAAGACTACCCCGAAGAAAGCAACACCCAAGAAGAAAAAGAAAGTACGATCATAATGGATGATGAACAACTATACCCTGGCGATCTAGACAACAACTCAATCAACCGTAATAATATAAAAGTACTAAAGAAACGCCGGGACCATTTATCTTCCAGAACAGCGGAGAACCCAAGGCTAACTTACGACATAACAGAACGTAAAGCCTTAGACTGAGCAATCCGAGTACTCGAACACTTCCTAGAAGACTGTGACGTAGAATAATGATTCAATGTTCAATCCGTTTATTTAATAACGATGGTGCTGAAGTAGTAGAGACTTTCGAGTTTCATCCAGAACTGCTTGCGTCACCATCTACTAAGTTGTCATTCGATCAAATATTTCAATCAGCACTATCAAGAGCTATTGCAATCAAGATGGATACATACCCTAAGTTACCAGCAATGGGAATTAAGTCACTAGCATCTATACAAGAGACAATCGAAATACTAGAGACAACATCAAACGTACTCGGAAAGGAAATAAATAGCCCCATACAAGTTACTAGACTTAAAACTAAAACAGGTTGGATGATCGTATTCGAAGGTGGTAAATAATGGACCTTAAAGACAAAGAAACACTGTTCATGGTGTTAGCTTTTCTCTGGCTAACTATGATTGTAATATGCATGACAGTATATTTTTCAATTAAAGTTGCAAACGGAATTGAGTAATGGAATTAACTATACATACTGGGTGTGCTGGTGAAGAGACAATGGTTAATGTCGATTGGTTCAATGAGAACAACGTACCTCAAAGCACTCAAATCGCCATTAAGGTGCAAGACCAAGATAAACCAAGGCAACTAGAAATAGTAATAAATGGTGTCAAAGTAGCAGTAGTGATGAATATAGAATAAAATAAGGAGTATAAGTAATGGCAACAACAGAAACAGTCGGATCATCAGTAGAACAAATCCCTTACGTAGCATTAGAAGAACTTGGTAAAATCTTCTTTGAAGGACAGAACAAGTACGGTGTAGGTAACTGGAAAGATAACCCATCCCCATCGTATAGACTAGAACGGCTACGACACGCTATTCGTCACCTATTCCTATTCGCTGAGAACGATGAAACCGAAAAGCACTTAGCCAAAGTACTATGGTTCTGTGTAACTGAACTCTACTGCGAATCTAAGTACGGTCCACTACGTTCTTTTTCTTCCAGAGAATTGTACCCCGACGCAAAGCATAAAACTACAATTA